GTAAAGGTCAAAAAGTCAGCCTGTCCCACACCACCGGCATACGGGATGCCATAGGAAACATCAACATTGTTGATAACACCTAGAAACAAAAAAGCGCCAGTAGTCAAGTTTTCAATAGCGCAAAAGTTGCCACTAACTAAATCAGCATTAGGCGTGACAAAGCCTGTGGGATAGCGCAAAGTCACTGTCACTGTTGACGCGTTGTAAGCGTCTAACTGGCGTTGTCGGCCAATTCTAATAGAGATGTTTTGCACGTTTGACAAGGCCGTAAAGACCATATTGTCAGGGCTAATTTCAACAGAGTAATCCTGTGGCATTAGAACGCGTTACTGATCTTGATAGGCACACTGCCGTTTTGCCTCATATAGGTGCGCAAAGCTTGCACTACAGCGTTAGGGTCGCCACCGTTCACGTTAATAGTGACACCACCACCCATACTGTTCATCTTGTCCAACGGGATAACAGCCTCTGGGCCTGCCTCACCAATAAGCGCCATAGTAGGACTGGTCACAATGCCGCCAGTAGCCATAGCTTCAAAACCTCTAACACTGCCAATGCCGCCGCCGTCATCTTCTCCCACTTGACCGATACTGACTTTCCCCAGAGTTGCAATATCTTTGCCGGGCTTTATTAGGTTGATGCCTTTGATGATTACGTTCATCATTGTTATATAGGCGTTAGCTAGAAATTCAAAATTTTTTGCAGCGCTGTTTGTTTGATAGTTCACAACAGCGCGGAAAGTGTCAAACTTTTTGTAGGCCACTGTAAGCGCTGCGGCTAACGCAATAAGTCCAGCTGTCATTAGCACAACAGGGTTTAGAGCCATAGCAGCATTTACTAGCATGATGCTGGCAGCCATAACACCAAAGGCAGCAGCCACAGCTGTAATGAGTGTCGGGTTTTCTTGTGCCCACACAGCAAACTTTTGTAGCACTGGCAAAGCCTTTTCAAGTATTGGCAGCAGTGCAGCGCCTACGCCTTCTTTTGCTTCGCCTAGCGCCACGCCTAAACGCTTCATAGAGCCAGCCGCTGTGTTAGCAGAGTCAGTAGCTGCACCACCAAAAGTGTCAGACATTGCAGCCATTACTTCTTCCATGCTTGCGCCGTCTTTAATCATTTGCCGTAGTTCTGGGGACAGTTTTGCTAGCGCGGTCATGTTGCCGCCATACGCCTTTTCCATTGCTTTAGTAACGGTTTCCAGGCTAAGGCCCTTGGCCGCGGCTATGTCCATACTTAAATTGGCTGCCTTCTGCGCTTCCTCAATTGACAAAGTTGCCCGAACTAAACCAGCCAATGCTGGGCGTAGTTCATCGTCTGTTACGCCTTTTAGTTTGCCTTGTTTTGTTATGTAGGCCTCAACGCTCTTTACTTGTTTGCCAGTAGCGCCAGTGGTTTTTTGAAGTTGTCGAGCTAGTAATTTTTGTGCTTGCTCATCTTCCATAGCGCCTTTGACAGCATCGCCAAGGGCAGCGGTTAGGCCGCCAAGTGCTACTGCTGCGTACTTGTTTGCCTTGCCTAACGCATATTTTGCTTTGGCTTGTGCGCCTTCTAAATCCTTGAAGCCCTTTTGAGCTTGCTTTAGTCCTTTGTCATTGAAGCTGGTAAGTATTGGTAGGTAAATAGCCATTAGTTAGCCAGCCTTGCTTGTAGTGCGCGGTTAGCGTCAGCGATAACTTCATCAACAGCGCGCATAATGTCAGCGCTGCCTTGCTCTTGAATAAATTTGCGTGAGCGCCATAAACCACGCTGAGGCCTGCCAAAAGTACTAGCAAGCAAATTAGAGAATTGGCTAGTGTTCTTTGTACCTGCCTGACTGAACAGTGCGCCAGCTGCGCTTTTCTGCACCAACGTCACCAGCGGTGTAACACCGGGTCGAGCGCGGCCACCAACCATAATCTGCACACCTTTGTCCACCTGTGCTTTTTTGTAGCCAAGCCTGCCCTTATTACCCATACCGTGAATAACAGATATGCCGATATCAGCAGGGAATTGCTTGCGCGCATCTTCCATCATTGCTGGGCTGCTGGCTTTGATTTTGGCGGCAGCCTTGAAACGTGCTGACTTGTCTAGCTTGCCTAACTCAGATAGTGCCTGCTTCAAGCCTGTAATTTCTACATCTGTGGCAAGGCTCATTACTTTCGGCTTTCATTCAGCAGCTTGATCGTGGTGTTCAAGTCGGCTATGTCAAACTCTATCTCAGGTGGCCACCAGCCTGTGGCTACTAACAGACTGGCTAGGGAATTGCGGTAGGTTCCGCTTGGGTAGGGTTTGCCGGATCATTATCCACCACTTCCAAAGTCACCAGACGTTTAATAAAGTCATCGAGCACTACAGGCACTGTCAAGCCAGCAAGTTTGGATGACTCATACGCCATAAAAGCTAAGTCCTCAATGCTGATGCCTTGCTCACTAATGGTGCTTGACTTGCGTTTATATTTGCGTTCCCATTGCACAATGACGTACAGGCTGGTTTGCACTTGGTACGGGCCTTCGCCAGTATCCACTAATAGTGTGAGTTTCATGTCGGGTTCCTTTGGTTAGTTAGGGTGTGATATCTCGAGCGTAGGTTCCGCCAATGAATGAAGCGGTAATCATTGACAGTTCACCAACAGCGCCAGTAATGGGCGTGTAGTCCACCAGCTGCATGTTGATGATTGTGTACTCAGGGTTAGAAGCTGACTCTGATAGCCCTGATGGTGAGATAACCAAAGTGGTCGTGCCTGTGCCCAAGTTGGCAAACAATGTGGCCTCGACTTCGCCAGTGCCATAGCTCAAAAACATTTCAAGCTCTACAGATACGGTCTGCAGGCCCGGCACGAAACGATGACCTGTATCGCCAAAAGCTGTGCTTTCTAGTGAGTCCACGCCAAGTGTGACTGTGGCGCTGCGGCATTGGTCTGTTAGATCAACCAAGGTGCCACCAGTGGTGGGTGCAAGGTTCACTGTTGGGTTTGTGAGATAAGTGCTAGTGGCCATAATTCCTCTGGGTCTGTGGGTTCAGGCTCATCGGGTGCCATATCTATTTATAGTTCTAGCAGATAATACCACTGCTGTTAGGTATGTCATTGCTTTTGTGCTTGCATCGCCATTTGCAGATCATAGGCAGGGTAGGTAGCGCCGCCTATTTCTAGCGATGATGGCTGGCCTGCCATGATGACAACGCTAGAGCCAAGAACTGTAGCCACAATGCTTAGGATGTTTTCAAGCACTGGCTGGCCTGCTGTGCCACTGCCAATGACCTTGACAGGGACAGTTACGCGGATGATGTTGCCACCACCAGCGATTGTTTCAAAACTTGGCGCATCAAGAAAGACACAGTTAGGCACAATTTTTGTGGGGTCACTCACTACCCGTAAGCCAGTTACTGCTGTGAGTGTGGCCTTGAGGTCTTGCATAGCCTCATTCAGAAGCCCTGTGGCAGGCATTAGGCCACCTGTGGGCGGTCTATGCCCAACAGCTGCTTAATGATTGGGGTCATGGCTGACACAGGCGCTGAGCCCATACCATCAAAAGTAGCAAAAGTGTCCTGCACTGAGCCTCGAGCACGCCACAGTGCAGCTGCGTACATTGCTGTACCCAGCGAAACATCATGGCCCGGTGAAGTAGTCAAACTGTCAAAATATCCAGACTCTTGCCTACGCCTGTAGCAGAAATCGTTGGCTGCATTAGTGGCCTGTGTAGCAAGCGTGTAGTCATCGCTAGGGTTAGTGATGTCCACGCCAAGATAAGTAATCAGTGAAGCCGTTGTAATCCACGTGCAGTTTTGCGTGTATGTAATTGTGCCGGTGGCTGATGCTGTGCGATTAACATCAGTGCCAGTGCAAGCAAAAAGCACCTGATTAGGAATACTGACATTGCTGTTGAACAGCAGATCACCTTCTGTGTCTATGCCTATGTACTCATACTTGGGCATGGCATAAACAATGAATGTGCCGTTGAAAGGTGCAGCAACACTAGCAACAGTGATGCTTTGCCCTACTTCTATTTCAGTATCGGTCAGTGTTTGTAGCACTGCATAGTTATCTAGCAGTTGCTTGAAAGTGACTGTGTATGTAGCCATCGGCGGTAGCCGCCTTTCGGACTAAGCGATTACGATGCCTTGAATGAACGATGACTTTGCCACAAATGTGGCGAAGTACTGGTGGATACTGAGAGTACGGCCCAAGGTTGATGGGTTCTCGAAGCTCTGCAAAGATGCACCAGATTCGTAAATCTCAAAGCCCGGTGCGTACACCACAAGCATGGTTCCAGCAGCAAAGTTGTTATCAACAACCAGCGTCAAGCCCATAACGTCCATCATGTTGTAGCCAAGACCGCCTACGCGACCAAGAGCGTTCTGTCCGAGTACGCCGTTTGTGGTGTAACCAAGTACAGGTCGCTTTGAGCCGTCTAGCTGGCTTCCCAATTTTTGCCAAACATCTGGTGACACGCACAAGTGTGTTGGGAAGTAGTTGCTGTCTTCGGTAATTTCGCGTGCTGCGTCATACAACGATTGAATCAAAGATGATGGGTCATTGTCTGTGACTGTCCATGTTGAGCCTGATGCTGTTTTACCAGCTACCAAAGCGTCAGCAGCAATGTCGTCTGTTTTGATCAAGACTTCGCCTGCGAGGTCGTTTAATACAAGCTGCAAAGCGCTTGGGTCTGTGAAGTCAATGTCTTGGATAGACAGCGTGACTTGGCCAGCGACAGTTGCTTTAGTAACTGTGTTAGCAGCAATAACCATCGTGGTGGCTGACACTGCATCAAGTTGATTACTTTGCACCGCAGCTGAGGTATGAGTTGTGATAGTGGGTCTCACGAACTGGCGCGAAGTAGTTGAGGGCATCGAGCGAGCGCCAAATGCACTGACCACAGGCCTCACAAAGTTCAGATCTTGGAACAGAGGGCCAAGCACTGGAATATTCAAGAGGCCCGGAGTGTCTCCAGTAACAATGTCGCCAGCTGCTGCTTGCAATGCTGTCTGATTCTTGCGTTGTGCTGTCTTGAAAGCATCGCTGACTTTTGCGTAGGTGTCTCCACCAATGTGGTAGGCAGCAAGAACTTCGGCTGCTGATGGCATAGCAAATTCGCGTTTAGGTTGTGCGAAAAGTGTTGATGCTTCGATTACTTCTGGTGCTGGTGTTTCTGACACTTCGGTCTCCTCTGACTCTGTGGGTTCAGGCTCATCGGGTGCCGTTTCTGTATTATTGCTTACTTCATCCTCTGATGTGGGGATACTCGCTGCAACATCTGTGATGGTAGCACCGCTGAAGGCTGGCTGTGGTACAAGTGACAACTCCATCCAGTCGGCTGCTTCCACGATCATTACGCCATCTTCGTTGTAGGTGAACTTTGTAGGGTTCACGCCAACCGATACAGAGTCAAGCACGCCATCGGCTGCCAAGATCAGGGCTTCATCGCCTAGGGCTGTGGTTGAAACTTTGGCTGTAAAGTACATAGCTTCTGGGCTGTCTGCACGCTCTGTGACTAGGCCAATGGCTTGGGTTGAGTCGTGGCTCATGTAGAGCTTTGGCGCTTTGCCGTCTGTGGGTAGTGAGCCCGGCATGAAGCTGACAACTTGCCCACCTGAAACTGTGGCCTCGACATTGTAGGGAAGTGCAATTCCTGTGATGGTGCGCTTAGGGCTGCCGTCTTGGGCGGCATCAACTGAGAATGTGGAACTGGTAAAACGCATCATGCTAGGGACTCCTGAGTATTTTCTTTAGGTGCTGTGTCGGGCATTTTGTCTGCTACATAGTTTTCTTCTAAATAACTGTCGGTATCAAACTTACAATAGGTGCCACGCGGTAGCACGTTATTCATTGAAAGAGTGCTAGCTATGCAGTCAGCGTATGGCTTTACGCCAAAGATGTAGAGATCAGCGCGTGATTGTTCACTGCTGGTGTAGGCGTAAGCGCCAGTGGATACGCCCACTAGGTAGGGGGGAACACCACATAGGCGTGCCAGATCAAGAGCTGAATATTGCGCTGACTCGATCATAAGCATTTTATCTGGGGTGGCAGTGCTGGCTTCATAGGTTAGGAACTCATTGAGCACTGCCGTCTGGCTGGTTAGTCGTGCCTCTTGAAAGGCAGCGCCAATTTCTGACAGCTCTTGTGCGCTCAATGGTTCGCCGCCTGTCTGTTTCAATACGCCACTAGGTAATGAAGACTGGGCATTTTTGTAGCGGCTCTGCTCAACCTTGAGCGCTGTGTTTATGGTCTGCTCAGAGCTATAAACAATGCCTTGAATAGGGCTTAGAAATTGTATGACATTGCGATAGTCAAGTTCGTTGCCAGCAAAACTGATGGATTTAGACGGGTGAAAAAACACTGGGCCTGTTTCGTCCATTGTCACAATACTCCCGGCTGGGAGACGCTGAAATTTTGTTGGGAAGCCGTCTTGTGTGCGCTCAGTGATATACCAAAAGGCACGGCCATAGAACAGCAAATCGTCAAGAGTCCAAGCCATTAGGAAGTTGTAAGTCACGGCTGGGTCTGGCTGGCGTAGCCAAGACCTAGGCGCTAATGGTATTTCTTCCATTTCGCCAGTGGCATCGTTAAACATTTCGCCATACATTTTTAACGGCATACAACCAATAACAGAAGCCAAAAGGTCACGTGATCGAGACACAGTAGCAATGGTCATGGCACGCTGACGCGCTGTGCCTTCTTGGTAGTTATAGAAGTTGTCTATTGGGTTTCGGCTAATGCCCGGCAATGCGTAGCCAACAGCGGCCTGCACCACTGGCGTTGAGATAGCGGCCTTAGTTACTGGCTTATTAAAAATACCCATAGCGGTAGTATGCCACTTTCTGTCGGGTGTAGGTGGTACTGCCCTGCTCATCCCGACAACGCTCAAGGCAGCACCAGAAATAGTTTAGCGACTGACTACAACCATCATGGGTTTGCCAGCTTGCTTAGGTCGAGACGCTAAAGCGGCAGCCCAAATAGTGCAGCGAGCCAACTCAATAGGGCCCGGACTGCGCTTACTGCTAAGGGCTAATTGGTTGCTTTGCATAATTGCTACTGATCTGTTCATGTGTTCGGCAAGGTTTTGTTCGCCTTGGTGCACAAGTTTGCCATCGTTAATCTGTGCCCTAACAAGGGATGTGTAGCGCAATAGTTCCCCGTAGCCCACAACTTTTGTGCGCCTAGTCAGTGGCAAAGGCACGTGATGTTCTAACGCTGGTGTAACAGCTAGCCCAAGTGTGGGGTGCTGGGTGCAGGCCTCGATCATGGCTTGCTGGCACTCAGCCAAAGACTGCACTACAAACTCAACGGACACGTGCACCACGCCAACATCATCTACAGCTGCACGAACAGCCACATAGCGCGAGCCATCTAGGGATGAATCGCAAGCCAGCCAGCCATTTTCTGGCCCTTGAATATCGGACAGGCAAGCATCCCACTGGCCAGGCTGTAGCCAGCAAGCATCAGCATTGACAAACTGGTTAAGGCTGGCACGCAAGAATGATGATCTGTCTGGGTGGTCAGCATCTATCAACATTGACTGCAGTTCCAAGGTTTGACCTAGTGCAGGGTTAGCCCAGCCCCACCAGCGTGTGTCCATGACATCAACACCTGGCGGTGGTGACCATTCTGCAAAGTAAAAAGCACCAGCGCGTTGCTCACCAATAAGTGACAGCCCTAATTCTCTGTATCGAAGCATGGCCGTAGATGCCTCGGTGCCGGCAGTAGAAGTCATCACCATAATCGGGGAACCACCAGCTGTGCGCACATTGCGCGCCTTCATAGTTGGCCGCAAAGAATGAGCCATCACAGCATCATCGACATCGTAGATTTCATCTACCCAAATCAGATCAGCACTAAGGCCCATACCTGCACTGGGCGTAGCGGCTTTGATAAACCAACGGCTGCCATCAGGCATAGCCAATTCCATACGGCCATAGCCCCACTTTGGTTTAGCGCCGAAATACAGCTCCAGAATTGGTGCCAAAAACTGGTACTGCAAATTAGCTAGTGGCAACTCATGAGCGCTTGAGATAACAGTCTGTGGCTTGCCACGTAGCGCAGCAATGCTAGTAAGCCAAGTGCCTACAATGGCCTGACCTAAAACAGTCTTACCATTTTGGCGTGCCACAGTAATCAGCCCGGAACGATTAACCAGATCACCATCTGCATCTGACTCAAGCAAGCCCATCGCTGCATGCACCTGCCATTCCATCAACTCGACCTGCATATATTTACGCGCAAACTCAACAACCAAAGGTGCATACACAGAAATACCCGTAGTCACAGTTTCCAATCTGGGCAAAGTCCTACCAGTTACCGACAGCTCTGAGCAGTCCTCGCCAGTCTCGGCCAGTTCACCGCCAGTTGGCGTTATCTTGCGTGAGT